CACGTTTGTAATGTTTCCAGCACTTAGAACAGAATTGTAAACAAGGATTTCTGCGATACCACCATTCCAGAAATCTGAGGATCCGGCCAAGTACCAAGTACCAACTGACATTGCAGTAGCACTAGACGTTACAGCTGCATTAGTTACTGCTCTCACTACTGACGTTCTATTCAATCGAACAAATGAATTGGCAGCTCCATTGCCAGCCGATAGAAGCTGGTAAGTATTATTACCAAGCGTTCCAAGCGGTCCTACAGCATAAGGAGTGCCATTATAACCGTTACCACAAGAGAAGAACTCATTGTTCTGCCAAAAATTAGCGGCTGGGCCTACAACTCCCACTGCTCGACCAGATGTGCCACCTGCAGCAAAGTTATGACCCCAAGCACCTGCGTTAGTCAGGTTTGCCCACACGGTACGAGAACCAACTATAAAAGCCGTGTACTCGCCTAGTGTTGGAGTCGTTGATGTAGTGAGGTAGTCGTTGGTTCCATCAAATACAATCGTTGGCAAACCATTTTGACCAGAAGCGGTCCAGAGTGGTTTGTTTCCTGTTGTAGCCTGAGAAAAGTGATTGTTGTTACCACTTTGGTCGTTCCACGTACCAACTAGGTTGCTACCATCCTTGGTAATTCCAGTATCTGCTTTTAACCAAACAGTTAGCCCAGCGATTGTCGTAGGATTAAACGCTGCGACATTTGAGCCACCTGGCTTAGTAATTGCAGTTCCAGCTATTCCAATAATCATGAGTAGCAACCAAACCCAATTAGGCATCTTAGTATAAAGCTACAATGCTTGTTGCTGTTGTTGCAGCCATAACTCTTGCGGCAAATACTGGCAAAAGAACACCAGCATTAGGAATTGCAATCGTAACAGCAGCGCTATCATCAACGCATTTAAGGCTTAAGTTGCCTGTACCACCAATCCACAAAGCTCTGCAGCCTGTAAGATCAGTAGAATCCGATGGAGTTACAGCCGCAACTTTACGAGCTGAAAAGAGTGCTCCAGGATTAGAAGGTGTAAAATCTGGCATAAATCACCAATAAAAATGTGGGGTGCTGTACAAGCCACCCCATAAAACTAAGTTGCCTTAGTGTGAACAAAAGCCAACCAGTTCGTAGTCGACTGACGTACGCACTGAATAGCTTGCAAGTTGGTTACCGTTGTTCCAGTAGCACCAGCAATGGATGTATTGATTGTCTGAGAGCTTTGAGCATAAACCTTTATGCTGTTCGCTCCATTATTCGCAATCCAAATCTGTGAACCAATAGGACAATCGATCGGCAGCTTTACACCAGTACCAAGTGCAGCAGTTCCTACCAAGTTAATAAACGAGGTAATAGCAAGTGCATCAGTAATCGTTGAGCCAGCAGCGGTAAGTGTTGCAGATGACGAAAGAGATGGAGCTGACGAAAGAGTCTCAGTGGACAATACCGCAGCCAACTCTCCTGGCATTCCTGTTCCCATCAAATCATTCAAGAGAGCCATAAAAACTCCTTATAAAGCGCGGGTGCTATACAAGCCACCCGCTAATTGATTAGTTGAGCGTGAGGTATCCAGTTGACTTCAATTCTACGCTTGCTGCACCAGTCGTAAGAGTGGTTGCAGATACGTTTTTAATTGTTGTCGAACCAGCATCATCAGCTACGCCAGAAGCAGCAGTAGTAAGAAGAGGAGTATTAGCAACATACGATGCTGCAATCTTTCCTTTAATTCCTTTACCAACTCCACCACCAGCAGGACCGCCAATCCATACCCATCCAAACTCGTTAGTAGCAAGAGCAACCTGAGCCACTCCAACATGCTGAACGATTGACGAAGCACCAGATGTTTCAGCTACTGTAAATGTATCGCTAATCAATACAAATGCATACTGAGCAACGGATGCAGATGCTTTTACAAACATCCACTCGCCATCAATATCAGAACCAAGATCGCCAAGCTTATGCTCAACAACAGCCGGGTCCGTACCAAACGACTTTTTGTAATTAACTCCAAAAGATCCTGAACGTGCCATTTTATGTTCCTCCTACTAATTAAGCGTAAATAACAGCTTGAAGAGCTGGAGCAGCACAACAGAGATTTCCTTCCACAATGATCACAGTGAAGAAGGCATCCTGGTCAACAGGACGATTCATCTCTGGAGCAAGTGGCTTGAAGTCTGCGCCTCGAACCATGTCGAACGACCAATACTTAGTATTGAGAAGTCGGATTGAGTTCGTCTCAAGCACTGAAGAGCCGAATCCACCATCGAATACGAAATCGCATCCGTCGTAGCTCAAAGCACGGAAACCAGCGGTAGCCTTCTTTGCAGGAAGCTGAATTCGCTGAATAGCTGTGAGAGAGCTGTGGAGGAACTTCCATGATGTACGATCGCAAAGTGCAAGATCAGGAGTCTCATCGCCACGAGTAATCTGGCTGATAGCATCCGTTACCTGCTCTTGTACGTTAGCAGCAGTAAGAGTTACGTTAACCGCAAGGTTACGTGCCCAAGTGTTGCTCGTACGATCGATCTGTCCGTATGTTCCTGAAGCTGGCGAAGTCGAAACTGCCTTCTTGATACCGTCAAACTCAAGTCCACCACTTCCAGTTCCATCGCCACGAAGCGAGGTCGAAACAGTATTCTTAAGACGGCTGATTGCAGCCTTCATCTTCATCTCAGCGAGATCAAGCAACATAGCTTGGTCACGGTTAGCACGACGATCACGTCCAGAGATTGCTACTGGCTCGTAAGCCTGCTTGATAGCAAATCGGAATGCAGTTGCATCATCGATTGCATCAAGGTTGAACGAGCTGAATCCAGCGTAGAATCCACCAACAGCCGCATCATTGTACATGATTGGCTTACGGAGTTCATATCCACCAGAGAATTTACGGATAAGACCTTGGTCATCCAGCGACTTCAAAAGCGGATTGTGGTGGAGTACCTCATCAGCAATTGAATCAGACTGGTCAAACAAGGTCGCTACGATTGCTTCCTCAAGATTTGCCATTTTAATTGTCCTTAAAGTTAATACTTACAGGACAACCAAATAGCTTTTAGCTAATCACCACCAAAACGTCGGCGGAGGTTATCCCGTAAATCTTTTGTTTGTACTCTTGGCGTCCCACTACCTGCGGACCCAGAGATTGAGCGAGAAGCAGATTTAGCCTTTTGGACTACTGCTTGTTTCTGATCCATTACCGTCTTTGCAGCCATTGCTTGATTGAGGCTGGAAAAGTTCGGGTTGCCAGCTACTACATAGTTATAAGCGGTTTCTAGGATCTCCTCAGGAGAGCTATACCGACCTGTACTAGTAAGCGCACTAACGATAGGAGCCATCTCAGCCTCTAACTGCGAAGCTGTTTCCGGATCTCTAAACATAGGTTTAGCCGACATAAAAGATTCTACAGCCCGCTCGTTATAATAGGCAACGGCAGACTGTTGCTGCTGCTGCTGGTAGCTTTGGAATTTCTCCTCAGCTATACGCTCAGCCTCTTCACGAGTCAGGTAATTTTGCTGTTGCGGTTGCGGTTGATAATAACCTTGTTGTAACGCTTCTTGCTGGCTAGCTGTTAAATCGTTAATTGATAGGCCATAAGAGTCCAGCCATTCTAACGCTGTTTGAACTGGGTTGTTTTGCATCGCACGATCCCAAGCGATTGAGCGTTTTGCTATATCACCCAGTGAGATACCTTGCTTTGCGTAATCCAGCTCATACTCTTTAATGGTATCAAGCACGCTAGAAGTCTTCTTCTGCATCTGCTCAATTTCTACCATTCTGCGTTGATGATCGCTTCTAAGCTCGTAAGCTCTGCGATTCATGTATTGTTGCAACACATGCGCATTGTTTGGAGTTGGATTGAGGAATGCTTCCTTTTCTGCTGCGTTCATATCAGCAGGTGGAACAACCGGAATCCGTTCAGGCTGCGGTTGTTGCATTTGCTGTGTTGCTGCTGGAGCATTTACTTCTCCAGTAAGTAATCGCTCCTCATCTTTAGCTTCGCTGACGACTTCATCATCACGAGCGTCAAATTGCTCATTAAGAGCATCGCGGATGCTTAGTTTTTGTTCTTTTTCTCGTACTGGAGTGACTTCGGTGTCCTGCGGCTCCAATGCTTCTGTTTCTACTTGTTCTACGTTATCCATTTAGTCTGTCCTTTACCTGTCTCATAAAATTAGCCACAACCTGTTTTTCACGAACTTCTGCGTGACGTTCAGGATTATAGCCACGATCAAATTCAGTGCCGATTTCAACAGCACCAGCCGCTTTATATGCAGCTCGCAGTTTGCTTTTACTTGTGTAGATTTCCTTAGGATTTAGCGGATTGCGCGTTGGCGGCATCTCATCATGTATGAAGTTATGTGATGCATTAGCATGAACGCGAACCATCACCTCTTCAACTGGAACAACCTTTTCTTGTATCGGACACCACTGATAAAGTTTGTACTTGCTCATCCAATAGTCTCGTTTGGTTTCGCTATTACAACAACCGGCTGTGATTGACTCATTCGCTCTTGAGCTAATTTATTAGCATCAAGATTTATACGAGCTTGCTCAATCATCTGCTCTTGAGAAAGTCTTTGTTCTTCCATCAACTTCTCTTGTTGCGCCATCTTAAACTCTAACTGATTTGCGTCAAGTTCTTGAACTTTTAGAAGTCCTTGAAGCCTATTGTTTTCAGCAATAATTTCGTTTTTAGCTTGTGCGCTATCAGTCATTGCTTGAATTTTCAGCATATCAACTTGCACAGCATTAGCTTTAATCTGCAACTCCTGCTGCTTTAATGCTAATTCCTGCTCTGCAATATATTGATCGAGTTGTGCCTTTTGCAGTTGCAATTGACTTAATAATTGTTCGCGTTGCATTTTAACCTGCTGGTCTTGAGCAGCAAGCATATTCTTCTCATGATTATCTTGAGCTTGAATTTGTGTAGCTTGAATACGAGCCTGAGATTCCATTTGAGCAATCTGCATACGAGCTTGCATCTCTTGAGCCACAGGATCTGGAGGTGGGGGTTGTTTAGCAGCCTCCTCTTTGGCTTTGGCAATGTCACCAATTTGCTGCAGCGCCTTGGTGAATATACCATCGAGTTCCTTACCGCTCTTAAATCGCTTAATCACGTTCTGGAATAGTTCTATTGAGAAGCCAAGAAGAGGAGGATATTGCTCAATGAGAGATTTCATTTGGTTGAAGAAATCTCCACATGTTTGCATCAACTGCGCACCTTCTTGTTGTTCTTGTGCTTGGTCGATTGCAACCATTGAGTCGGATGCTATACGAATGCGATAGGTTAACTTGTCATCGCTACGTAGCAATCCGATAATCTTTTGCTTAAATATCGCCATCTGTAACTCAGGCGGAGGAGCAATAGGAGTTGGAGGTGGAGGAGGTGCCATTGGTGGCATACCACCTTCCATACCTGGCTCACCTGGTGGCATACCTTCAGGTCCTGCTTCTGACATTGGTGGTGGAGCTGGAAGTTCTGGAGGAGGCGGCAATACAGCCTCAATCATTCTATCAGCATCACCTACATCGAAAAGAGTCTCTGGCTCAAACTGTTCTGCAATAATTGTACCAATGCGTTCGATAGCATCCGATACAAATTTACAGAACATGTTCTGACGCACAACAAGACCAAGCGACGACCATTGTGATTCGAGGCGGCTTGCTGTTGCAGACTTATATTGCTCACTAGTACCACGAAGCAGATCAGAAACTTTTAGTGTTTCGTAAAGCTGCTCAAGCGCTGATTGTCTTGCAGCTTGAAGTTGCTGGAGAGCATTAACGTATGGCGCAATTTCCATGAACTCTACGCCAGACGCGATGCCACCACGACTCTTGTATGACGGCCAGTTCATAACCGGAACCATTTTAAGGTCGCCAATCATGAGTTGCTCAACCTGTAAACCAAGTGAAGCATCATAGAGAGCGTTAGTTCTGATTGTCTGGGTTACAGCATGGATACGGGTAGTAAGACGCTCAATCTCAAGAATTTGGTCTTTAACATGCGCATAGTCAGATACTGGGATTACAGAATCAGGATCTGCTGATTGAGCAATAACGGAACATGGGTAGAACGATTCAAAATCTATAGGCGGTTCAGACTTATGGATAATAAAGTTCTTAGCTGCTTTATGACCCCAGTAAACCGTATAGGTTTCTTCGCACCAAATCTCGAAGACTTCAGCTTTGCCTTCGTACTTATCGGCATCTTTATTCCAATCCTTAGTAGCTTTGTCGGGAAAGGAATCGAAGTACATCTCATCAGCAATCTCAGCGCCAAATAACTCTTCGGCTTGTGGGCGAGTAAGGAACGCACGACGAGCACGCCACTCTACTTCCATCTCGTTGCGAGCATCAGAGCAGAAGTAATCGTTGTATTGAACTACATCGAGAAGCGCATACTCTTCATTCTTGTTTTCAGTCTTTACCTTACCAAGAACGAGTCCGCCTGGGCCTTGACGTTGCTCAATAAGCTCTTGAGTAAATGGTTGACCTTTATCGTCAAGAAGAGTTCCATCTGGAGCTTGAAACAGAGCAATCTCCATCTCGCTCTCTTCAATCTCAGCTTCATAACGTGCCCACAATACTGCACGCCCAGTAAGGAGAAACTGCAACGCTGCGTTGTATCCAACGTTATCGAATGGAAAGTTTACATCCATATTGTACTGGATGTTTCGCTCAAGGATGGTAGCTGATAGCTCTTCGATTAAGCCACCAGTACGCTTTCGCAAACTTACTTCTGCTTTCGGCGTAGAGGAATAGTAAGCAGGTAAAAGAGTGTTAACGCAATACCACCAAACATTAAGTCGTCGCTCTGTATCATTTAGGATACCTACTTGTTTTTGAGCGTTATAAACACGGATGGATTCTTCAGCCATCTCAACGAATTTCTTGGATCTCTCTTCCGCACGAGTGATTTCAGTTTTCCAATAGGTAGAGGAGAATCGCTCAACTAACGGCTTAATTTTCATATTTGGGCTCTACCTCGTTGCGCTCGCATCTGTGCGATATACGCTTGTAACTTAATGACACCTTTGTTGAAGACTTCTGCAGGTTGCTCCCACTTGCTGTCGATAAGCCTTTCCTTACACAAATAGCGTAAAGCATCCGGCAAATGGTCATTGCCTTCAGTATCAACGTCCTCTGGTCTTCGTTTGTCAATCGCCAAACTAGGCAGAGATTCCAACAATGCGGGACAATTAGTCGCAATATACAACAGAGCTGGCTTCGCAACCAACCGTTGTCTTATCTGCGACCAGCCTGAAAGTCTGTCGTTATCAGCTTGCCGAAAGTTTGGATGCTTGTATTTCGCAAACACTGTATGGAACTGGTCGGCAATGCTTGGCCCACCTTGGTTATTAAAGATGCTGGGGTCTGCTGCGGCGTGGACGTTTTCACCAACTGAAGCCGCTGCAATGCGTGTTGCCTGCTCGATATTGTCGATGCCTTTGCCGTGCATTTCCCGGTAAATAATAATCGAGCCTTTTGGATAAGGAACCTCGTTACCTTTGTCGTCTCGTCCAGAGCTAACAGCACCCCAAACAGCAGCGAAAGGAGAGCGAAAACCCCAGTCATAACCAAGATAACGAGGCCAATGCTTAGGTATATTAAAAGGCTGGATAATGTGTCGCGAACTAAATTCTGGAAAGTACGAACCTTCATGGATTTCAAAGTCTCCTTCTAGCCACGCTCGCACCAACTCAGGAGACCCAACCATGTGCAAGCGGTTAATATATTCTGGGTCTTGCGCTAAAAGTATCTGGTTATCTCCAATGCGACTGGGAATATAGATGTAATCAAAAGATGAACCATTAGGCAGATCCTTTGTTAATATCTTCTTTCCGTTAGGCGCTGGCTTAATAAACAACTCTTTTAACCAGTGATGACCTACACCACCCGGGTTAAACGTGAGTATGACCTGGCCTCCACCTCGACCACGAAGCGCTCCAAATAGTTTGAAAATAGGCGATGGACTAGAAAAGTTACCAGCCTCCTCAACTGCAGCATGACTAAGATTCTGACCTTGATATTTCTCAGCATCACTATCATCAGCCAATGGTCGAAATCTTAACCGTGCGCCATTAGGAAACGTAAACTGCTTCTTTTGGTCCTGCCAGTGAGCACGAAGCGGTAAGTATATCTGCTTAGCACGCTCAATAAGGTCATCAGCTTGAGGTAATTCTTTACGAAAGAATATAGCATTAAATGCCTCGCCTAGCTGCTCTTGGTTGATAGCAAACTTGCCAAGTACACCATCGGTCTTACCGCCACCACGAGCGCCACCATAACCGATAAGAGTTATAGGACATGCAACCAGCATCTCCTGCGGACCCGATTGAGGAGCCCATACAACTCTTTCAATAGATTCAGTCATTAAATGTGCTTCATGAAATTTATAAAAATATCAATTTAATAGCTATCATAAGTGCGATAATTGAACACACCGATAGGATCGCCCACCATCCGATAATAATGCAGTAAATAATAACAACGTCTAAAGTAGAATCAGGCTCAAGTGATAAAAATGTGTTTTTCAAATTCATATCAATATCCATTCTTTTCTTTTTCTGCCTGTCTTGCTTTTACTTTGGCTAGTACGCCTTCAACAAAACTAAGCATGGCTTGGCCCAGTTTCTCGCCATCAATCTCTCCTGATTCATTATAAAATCCAGGACCATTTGTAATAAATCCATGACTATATGTTTTAATTCTCGCTTTTCTTCGCTTTTTTCTTTTCGGTTCAGTCATATCAGCATCCATTCTTTAGCTCGTTACAATACTGCCAAAACTCTAAATCACTTAGTTCATGGTCTTTAGGAACAACTTCAGTTTCGCACTCCTGACATATAGTGAGTTGAGGTAAGAGACCATCAACCATCCAAACCTCTTCACATTCAGGACATTTCCAATATCGCGGTTCGCTACTCATTCGTCACCAACAAATGACCTGACATCATTACAGCGTTATCACCATAAATCCGTTCAACTGAACATGCAGGATTCTGGCAGTAAAAGTAAAAATCACGCCCATCTTGTGTCGACACAGTGCTCACATGCTTACAACACGGGCAGCGACGCGTATGCTCTGGCTCCTTAAGGCTATGTTCTATGCCCATTATTCCTCTGGAAAATAATAGTCTTTATCTTCTTTGCTAAATAGATCAGGATGTTTGCTGTAATGACCAATGTTTACCAAAGGAGTCCAAAATCTCCACATATCTGCGTTGTTGTTGCCAAGATCCCGTGTTTCGCCATTTTGCAAAACTATGTGATGTCGCTCTGCGTGACCAATAGAAACCTTAGGACACTCAATAATGTCTCCAGGTTCAAATAAGATTCCTGCAAATATAAACTTTTTATTCATTATTCATCTTATCCCCAGACACGATTGTACTCCTCCTCAGTAATCTCACAGCGAGTGTAATGCGTTCTTCGACCACAGCCTTTGAAACTGCACTCAACCCAACCATTAGCCGTAGCCATGCAACTAATCTGCCGACACTTAGGACAGCGAAAATAAACAAACTGATATACTTTGGGTTTATAGCGGGTAGTCATAGAGTCTCCAGTGTAGTTTAAGTCTAGCGACCTTATACTATGACTCTTCCTCTTCGGCATTAGAATTAAGATACCGCTGCTCAAATTCTTCTCTACTCAAAGGCTTAGCACTAACAACAGCGTTTATAGTGCCAACATGCTCAACAACATTAGCCTCAGTCCAACCTAACTTAGCCTTACCGAGATACATCAATATCTGTGGGTTCCCAGCCATCGCCTGCTCCATCAACCCACGAGCAACAACCTCCTGCATGCCAGCCTGCCCAGTCGCATACTCCTCGCCATACCACTTCGTTAACTCAGTAGGACTAAGCCTACACGCAATAGCTACAGCAGTTTTGGTAAGCCCAAGCCTAGCAAGCCTAGTAACAGCAGCACTCGTCTCTGGATCCTTCTCATACCGCTGATTGCTGTAATCCTTACGTCTAGGAGGATTGATAACTACAGTTTTTGGTATCGATATATCATCAATACCATCGTCTAACTGTCCTTCATGGAGCAATTTTACTACGCCATGCTTTGAATAAATCTCTTTTTCCTCATCACTCATAAGCCTAAAACCTCCTGCCGCATCCGGTTAGCCGCTACTTCGCAATACTTTTCCTCTAGTTCTATTCCCACACATGAAAGCCCCAAATCTTTTGCTGCTCTTAGTGTTGTGCCACTACCAGCAAATGGATCTAGTATTGTTTTTGTATTTGGAACTTTTCCAATGCACCAGGTCATTAAACTAACTGGTTTTTGCGTTGGATGCTCTTTGGTGTAACTTAATACTGATTTTCTAAACAACTTGGCTGGACCTTTATTGTTAGTCCAAGCCATTTCACACATAGCTAAACTAAAATCTTCTGGTTGCTGCTTATCCCATACATAAAAACACTGCTGTGCTGGTAATCCAAAATAGTTGCCACCCCATACAATCGCTACAGTCCCAGCCTGAATAACTAACTGAAGTAATCCACTATCAACTGGAGCATTATCCCAATCCTTTCGATCATGCTTTTGCCTAACAGGATTATTTGAAATGCCTATTCCATAAGGCGGATCAGTCAGCACCAAATCAACTCTTGGTATCAGCGGCAACAACTCACGACAATCTCCATGGTACAAAGTTATCTGCTCATCCTGGTAATACGGCTTTGGTAGTCCAGAGATTTTTACAGAATCGGCATCCTCAGAAACGACGGCCGGTTTTGAATTCAGATTAGAATCGTTTTCCATAGCTGTAGGTTAGAACGTTGGTTGGGTAGTAAGATTGGGATTTTTATGTGGGAGATGGGAGAAATGAGACGACGGTTGAGAGTGATGTGGTGACTTTTTTAGTGGGAGATAGCATGCGCCGTCGCCTACTTTGGCGGGTGGTTTCAAATTGAAAACTTTTTGCAAAAACTGCGCCGCGGCTGGGAAACTTGCCGTGCAGCCTAGGAACAGAACTAACCTAAGAACATAACTTGTTTTTCTGGCGCGGAGCTGGGGGGTGCCTGCCTCATTACATTCTGCGCACACTAATCCCCCCAACGATCTCATTGAGTTACACCCACCTAGTTTTCCAATACTAATAAACTAGGATATGCATAGTGATACCAGGTAGTTACATATAGGTATGTAATGTTATCAGTCACTTGGCTATCTCCTCGAGCAACGCACACCACTCATCGTTCGTCATACCGCTGATGTCCTTGAGTCTTTGTAACTCGAGAGCTGTGTACAATCGCTTACTACCTTCTCTCGCTGCTATTGAGTCTCGAGTGCAGCCTATTAAACGGCCCATAGCCTCTTGTGTTAGCCCCAACTTCGCTCTGATGATTTTATATAGGATACCTCTATCTCGTTGATTCTTGCGTATCGTACGCACTGTAAGAGGCTGTCTCGACTTAGTCATAGTCTGATTTTGCACTGTGTCCACAGTTGTACACTAATGCAACTGAGTATCATTAGCCATACCTTACTTAACGCAACCTAGTCGCATCTAGTCATATGCTCGGCCATAGCCTGCGCGTTGTGTTCGCTAAACGCTCACGATCTCCAAGACGATCTGAGGTTCACTTTTATTCAAAACTTTTTGCAAAATCTTTCACTTTTCTTCTAAGTACCTGAACTCATAGCAATATAAGCCCATCACTTTTTCTGCATCTTTTGGTTGCGCGCATACATCTCATAATGTATACATAAGAGTATGAGGTGAGTGATTAGCACTTACCGATTGGAGACAATGATTATGAAACCTACAGCAAGCACACTTCAACAAATCAAAGACATTAGAATAAGCGCTGAAATTCTTAAATTGATGCTCGAAGGCAAAGATTTAGAAACAGCTTTCAATACAGTTTTAGGTACGAACGCTTACACTAATATGGCTAGCGAATTATATGATGAGCTAAACAAAAAACAATCGAAGTAGGAGACAACGACCATGACAATCGAAGAAGCAATCGAACTTCTTACGACCTACCGCAATGGCTGGATTGATTCAGAACTGTTTGATCTAAGCCAAGTGGACGAAGCCCGTCAGGTAACTCACAACGCTGGTTATGAATGGGCTCACGGCTATGATTCTAGTCTGGGTGGCGGGCCACTTGGATGGAAGCTAATTAAATCTGAAAACAACTAGGAGACAAACATGACTATGAAAAGCACAGAAAAAATAACCGTCGGAGATCTTGTTACAACAGACGGAAACAAAACGGGCCGCGTAATTTCTATTGAATACGATCCAGATATACCGAACCCATATTGGTACGAGGTTTTGTGTGACGGAATAATTTATTGCACTTTTAGCGTTAGGTTAAAGAAAAAAAAGAAGCAGCTTGCAACCTTAATTGGCATAACTCACAACCAATAAATATCGGAGACAAACATGACTAAGCTAGAAACACTCACTGAAATCCTTTTAGCCGCTTGGATATTTGTTAGCGGTTACTTCATCCTCATCGCAGCATCTGTAATCTGCGAGGCCCAACTCTTAGACATAAACGCACCAGGCCCATTAGCTGAACAACCATCATTGTTTGGGCAGTACTCACAGCAACCAATACTTGCACCCATAGTGCCGGTAGTTCCTGGGTATGTTCCACCCGCGAATATACCGGTTAATCCGTACGGTACTGGCTACAGCGTAGTAACAACTGAGCGTGTCGGACCTGATTACGTACAGCAGTATCTGGGCAATCGTAACGCTGTTACCCATACAACTGTTACTAGCGTTGTACCGAATAACGCATGGGGCCAGCCGATTAGACCAATTAATCCGTATTGGCCATAAATTTTCACATTAAGTGAAACCCGTAGGATGACGACTACATCCTATGTAAACGTAGTAGTTAAACAATTAACTTGGAGACAATATGAAACGACTAATACTCGCTACACTTGTAGCATCAACAACCGGCTGCGGCGTTATCTTTCCAGACGTAATGATAGTAGGCACAGAGCAAGGTATACGCGCATACAACGATGGCCAATCGGCACTAATAGCTCAAAGCAAAACTCAGAGCCGTAATGGTGAAACACCTTACTGGAACAACCGTAAGATCCAATCGCGTTACAGCTTCTGGGATAGACTCAGCAAAGGTTTTGTAAACACAGTGGAGAAGGACAATGAGCAATAAAGCAATTACATGGTTTTTAACTACAGCTACAATCGTTGGAGTTCCTGTCACAATCGCATTGATTTTAGTTGGTAGCGAGCGAGCGTTCCATACGCTTACTTGTGAGACAGCTCGATACAATTGCTCACGTTCACTTATTCACTCACTCGACTACGTGGTTGAGCAAGTGGATCAAGACACTGACGTTGTAGTGACACCTAAAAAAAGACGTTAATAACTTGTACTGTAAACATAGAGTGATAAGATAACCAAACAAGGAGACAAACATGACTAAATACACACAAAAAGCATACGAATTTTTTCTGCGCGATAAGGAAGCCTACCGCTTCGTGGAGGAGATAGTGGCATCTGGTAAACCTAGCTGCGTCATTGCTGAACAGCTTGAGGAATACATGGATCAACTAAACGCCTTCATGATGATAGCAATCTACCATCAGTTAAGCGTAACACCTGTTGAGGCTACAGACTGGAAAGAGGTCGCCCATCTGCTTATCTGCGAGAGCCAAAACGCACCAGTAAATGACCCAGATCCGCTCGTTGCAGAGTGGGATACAGACTTTGATTCAATGAACTAGGAGGAAAGCATGAGTAAAGAAAACACAATCTATCAAGCATTTGTAAAAGCACAAAAAGCCTTTGGCCCAGCGCTTAAGACTTCAACAAACCCACATTTCAGGTCTCGTTATGCTGATTTAAGTGCATGTGTTGAGGCTGTAATCGACGCACTTAACGACAACGGAATAGCGTTAATGCAGACAACCCATCCTTGTGACAATGGCGTAGCCGTTGAGACAATTCTGGTACACGAGTCAGGACAAACCATGACATCTGGAGTTCTACATGTACCGGCTAGCAAACAGGATGCTCAAGGTTACGGGTCTGCTCTTACGTATGCTCGTAGGTACAGTCTTATGGCAACCTGTGGCATAGCTCCTGAGGATGATGACGGTAACCGTGCTTCCACCCATCAACCTCAAACGCCACCACCACCATCGGCTAAAAAATCGAGACTGGTTAAAACCTTTTACGATATTCGGACGCTACCAACTGACAAACAGCAAGCGGCAGCAGAATACCTAAAAGGACATAGTTGTGAGTTTAACGAGGCTCTTGGCGTATGGACCTGCCCGATACGACTAGAGAGACTCGCGGACTACGTTGTTGAGAAGACCAATGGATAAACCGAAACGTAAATACGATGCACCTAAGGAAGGTTATCAGCGATTTACTGCCTATGTTTCTATTAAGTTAGTTAACGATTTCAAAAAGATAGCTAACTTAGAACAGAAAACATTTAGCGCAGCACTCGAAGAGGCTATACAAAATTGGACATATACGGAGACAGACAATGACTAAGGCACTACAGGCAGAAGCTCTACAATACGCTATACGACGCGAACGTGGAGCACTTGATGGAAGGATAGCAAGGATAGAGAAACAAGCCTTCACGGCTGGTATAGAGGCTATACGAGGCTTGTTAGCAAATAGGTTGGACCGAATGTTGTGGAAGTCAGAGCGTAGCAATTCAGATTATGATAAAGCTCGCTTGGATGGAGCACTCTGGTTGTATCAGGTTTTAGAAGAGGAAGATTAGACAAACTGGTCGGTAATTCAGTGGTAGAATGATCGGCTGTTAACCGATTCGTCGCAGGTTCGAATCCTGCCCGACCAGCCAAATTGATATGAAAACACTTCAATATATTCCAATACCAATGACGGTTTGGGCATTCATCAGTTTATTATTGGCTTATCATGTTCATATGAAAGAAAAACAATTAGCAGATCGAGATCAGTCAGTGTGGGTAGCAGTTGCGGAAAAACTTCCTGATTTAAATGGTTCTTTTTATACAATCATTGAGGAAAATGGAGTCAAGTCCATGAAACTGTCAATTTATACAGATGGAAAATGGAAAGTTATGGACAGCACTGCCAATCCCATTTTTTGGCGTCCTATTCGTTCTTGGCCGGATGATGATGAAATTATTAAATAAAAACACCACTTGCAAAGCTCATTGAAATTGGCAACGGGTTAAACTCGTGGACCAGCGGAATTTACCAAGTCAAACTCTTATGAATAACTATAAAATAGCAATCATTTCTAACTGTTGTGGAGCTGAAGCTGACGAAGATACCGGTATATGTTCAGACTGTTGCGATCACTGTTGTTTCGTATGCTTAAAATGCGACGAGGAATGGCAGGTTGGTAGCGAGCATGAGTGTAAAAAAATAGCCTCCCAGGATTGATACTGAGAGGCTTAAAACTCAGTGACTAGCTGTGTTTTACTTGGAGACATGGTAACCCATGACTAACTCCAGTTTACAGCAGACACATCTACTACTCAACAAAAGTATAATCAGATAAGTATCAGAATTATTTGATAATTTAAGGTATTAAGAAGAAATTTAATACACTAAATAAATAGCGCGCCATTGAGGCGCGACAGGAAAGAGTAGAGGTAGGTGTAGAGATCAGTCTTGAAGCGGTATTAGGATTCAATGTAACGGGATAGCGGGATGGGGGGGATCTTGGGGGGGAAACCCATATTCTGTCAATAGGTCTACCCCCAAAATAGTTTGCAATAATGCAAAATAGTTTGCTGCTGTTTGGTAAACTCAACAAAAACGACTAGAGAATAGGATAGAGACAATGGCACGACCCATACAAACTTGGAGAAACAAAGGCATTGACGTAGCGGCTTGGCCGACGAGCAATGGAGGTTGCAGCTTTACGATACGCAAAACGTATAAGCCTAAGGACGAAAAGGAATATAAAGAGACGAAGACGTTCTTCAGTGGCGACATAAAGGTTCTTGTTGATTTGCTTAACCAGGCATCGGGTTGGGCACATGAGTACTTCGGTGAGCCGGTAGCAGTAGTTGATACACGTCCCGTGAACCCAGCCGTCGCTGCAGTGGTAAAGAAAATTACCGACGAAATCGACGACATTCCATTTTAATGTATACACGGCAGAATCATTTCGTGCTAAAACGCACTAATTGGTTCTGCTGTTTTTCAGCCTTGGGGACAAATGACTAAACAAAGAGAAGACAATGGCAAATGGGGTACTCCATTCGGTCATTGGTTACGCAACCAACCACGCCTTGATTCATCTGAAGGCTACGTAGCAACCGATATTGATTACCTCTGGAGCAATTACCGCACTGGCGAGTGGATGCTCATAGAGGAGAAATGCCGCATGGCATATCCAAGTGCTACTCAAAAAGAACTGCTCTTAAGACTTCGCAAAGTATGCCAAAAAGATCCGTTGTTTCGTGGTCTTCACTTACTGCAGTTTGAATGTGAGACACCCGACGACGGCCAAATGTTCTGGAATAAGCACCCAATCTCAACAGAAAATTTAATTGCAATGCTAAGGTTTGGACTATGAATGTTTATAGCCTACACACGATTAACGATGGCAAATGGTCCATCCGTTTAACAATCAAAGAAACGGATGATTTTAAGCATAGGTATGAGAGCCGTCCCGACCTACGAGCTTTGGTAGACGAATACTATAACCGCTCACCTGAAGAATTGGCACGGATATTGATAGAGCAAGTCCTCGACTGCGAAACCGTTGAGGTAAATCTTATGTGCGGACCCGGCATTGTGATGAGGAAAGCATGATGGGCAAAAAAGAACTGTTAGAGCAGTACTTAGAGGCAATTGGATCCGTTGAAGGCGAGTTCACAATTTCAGATGTGAAAAGAGCTTTTGAAACTGGTTTTTCTATGGGTCAACTTATCGAAAAATTAAAACAGTTTGAGGAAACCGAAGATGACGAAATCAATTAATATCGATGAAGTAATACAGCTTAAATTTCCGGTCTCAATGTTTCCAAGCGTGGATGAACAAACAATGGTTCAACTTTACCGTGCTTATGCGTGTGGCTTCAAAGATGGTTACGCTATGCGGAATCCAGATGCTACAATCGAAGTAAAGCGTAATCCCACGCTAGGAGAATTACTACATGCCACTCAACAAGAAAGGTCTTAAGATTCGCGCTGCAATGGAAAAATTCTACGGCAAGAAACAAGGTGACGAAGTTTTCTATGCATCAGAAAACAAAGGTAACATTAAAAACGTAACTAAGAAGAAATCGAAATAGTGAACGCAGATATACCGCCTCTCAAAGTATTAGTCGCAAATAAAAACCTCACGCAAAACGATGAGGCCGACGGATACGAGGCAGGATACGCATTTGCTATTCAGAGTTACAAAGGCCGGGCACTGCAGTTTCACGTTCTGTTTCAAAGTGGCGCTCATTTTCGCCATGTGCCACTGCATTGGCTTTTACACGAACCAGGACCATTCGAGACGCACGATTTAGAAATGTTGCAGCTATGGGACTGCTATAGTTTTCATCCTGTGGTGACGGTTTTTGACTTCTTACGAGACTATCAGTGCGATGCGATTCTTAAAGACAAAACGGTTGTTCCTGCTCGTTATTGGTTTACGATTGATTGGCTTCCTGACTCTAACGAGCGTCCTGGTATCTTGCTCCAACCAGACCAGAATAAATGCGCCCACGTTGTCCTGCTGGGGAACGGACAGATCGCCTGTTTGCCTACAAATAGGCTTACATTCAAGGACGCCTATTTTGTCGGTAACAAACCAGACGCAGCAACCAAAGGATATGTTACCATCGACACAGTTTTCACAGCAGAAAACGCTGATAGATGGTCGGTAGCTAACACAGATGAAACGTACTACTAGGTTTAGACACAAGCCTGAAGAGACAGCAATGATCGTGTTTTTCGATTATTGTAGAGCTATGGCGCACGCTCACAAAGGTTATGGCTTAGCGTTCCACATACCAAACGAAAGCAAATCATCAATTCAGCGACGCATGACAATGAAACGAGCGGGAGTAAAAAAAGGCATCCCGGACATCTGTGTTCCAATAGCAAATGATAAGTTCGCGTCACTGTTTATCGAAATGAAGATTAAGCCGAATAAGCCGTCGCCAGAACAAATGCAGCTCATACGCGAATTGAATCAGGTAGGTAACTATGCAGCTCTCTGCTGGTCAGCGGATGAAGCGATTGAAATGCTAAACAAATATCTGAACAACAAGTTATGACTACCAACTATAAATCAGATGAAGACGATCTAATCTTAGACATACCAGAGCGTCATCTATGGATGGCGGTCATAGAGCGAGCATTAAAAGACTATTGCTTTTTTTTTGATAAGCTCTGCAATACAGGCAGTGGTCAACTTGTAGATTTCCATCGCCTTACTAATATCGGGCAAAACGATTTTAACCTAAAAGCCATTGGACAATTTAATAGGCTACGCTGGTTTATTTACAGCAAGGAATATAAGCCGTTCAATCTGACTTACCTAGCTAACGAACTATACGAAGATGGCGACGGTACTGCTGGTCTGATACGTAAGGAAGCATCGAAGCAGTTTAAGCTGCATCTTAAAAATATTGAAGAGCGTAATCAGTTTGTAGCTATCGTCAGCTACATTAAAGAAAACACTACTGCTGCTGATTCTGAGGCCGCAGAGAAGGAAAGCAAACTGCGCCACAAACGGTATAGAATGTTCGCCTAGCGCTTCTTCTTATCCTTAAGCGACCAAACTTGCGAGACGCCATATAGTACAGCTCCAGAAATTACTGGTGTAGCAGCTTCTGCCAATTGATTTGATTCAGCTTCAGATACACCTACGGTAAGCAGTCCACCAGCAGCAAGCGTAAGAAGGTGGCGCACTATCGAGAAGATAAAAAGTTCCATGCAATTCTCCTTGCTTCATTCATCACATTAAACGATGACCTACAATCTCTGCGGGTCGGTCTTATAAAACTACCAAAGTTACAATTCATCCAACCAGACCAATAAAACCGCACGTCGCAATCTTTAGTCTGTTCAGCAAAAGCCTTTAAGTCAACCGAAGAATTTGCCTCTGAACCGTCCATATCAGCGATACACGGTCGAGATACATTGGGTCTAAGTCCGTGCCGCTCACAGACAAATCCGGGCAAGCATGGCTGTAAGTGCGGATTATCAACCAGCACACAAGCAGGCAAAGCAACACGTACAGCGTCAAGCATAGTTTTTCTAGCCGGTCCATACAGATCACACTCCAGACATGGCGACACATAACAGCTCACAGTGCCTTTAGACGATTCAATACGACGCTTAAAACGGCTTAAGATTTGATGGTATTTGCGAAACAGTGGAGAGGATGGGTTGGCCATTAATCGACTGGCAGAAGCCTTTGTGTGGCCGTATAAGACGTCATGGCGCTGACATCTGCCATTACGCATACAAGGTGAGTTAATCAGATGCACTCTGATAACCTTGTCGTTACGAGTCTGTAGTATTTGATTGGCGCAAGGACACTCACGGCCAAACGAGTTTTCAAGCCATCCAGTTACAATCGGACGTGTACCAAAGGATGATACAGTTGCTTGACAGTCCCAAGTCTTGTTGCAAAGACCAAGATAACTAACGCCTTGCGCTTGTGCTGTAGCCATCAATGCTAACAACACAAGGATGATTCTCATTTCTCAAGTATCCGATCTATCTTTTGTTCGATGCGAGTAAGTCGGTCTTTAATCCCAAGCATTTCAGACTGCATTACTTCAACATGCATCGTAACTTGGTACTTGCTTTGCTCTAACTCTTTAAGAGAGTTTTTAACCTGTCGGTAGTCCATACCTACGAGCGAGATAACGATGCCGATAACTCCTTTAATAAGGAGATCAATCCAGTACCGCAATTCAGTGACATCGCTATCCGTCATACAATTTCTAGCTCCGCGTCATCTCCATTCATTTCAATCATGAAACTTGCAAGAGCTGCTCTGCTGGAAAGAATAGCAGATTTAGTACCTATTAAACCGTACATCATGCCAAGCAATATACACCCATGAGTATCCTCGTCGGTATTGCCAGCATGGATTAAAATATCACTGCGGTTAGGAACATCATGAACCTTGTAGCAAAGTCCAAACTTAGGTGATTGGTGAATTAGTACCGGATACTTACCTTTTGGAATACAAGAGATTTGCTTTTCGTTGTTGCGCCACTTGTCTTCGAGCGTAACGAAACACGGCTTATCATCGATACAAAGCACGCCAAATTGGGCGTCGTTATGCTCTGTAACTCTGACAAGCCGTAACTGTTTCATTACGCAACTTCGTAAACAACATTCAAGCTAATAATATCACCAGCCGCGATTGTGATTGCTGGCTGCTGTCCAAAGTAAGATCCCACGCTAGTATCTCCAGCAAATGCCACTGTTCCAGCAGCGTTATGCATACAAGCAACATGATATGTTGTGGCAGGACTAGCATCGAAGAACGTACCGTTTCCAATCACTTTATAAGAAACAGGTCCAAGTCCAGTTACAGGAAGTGTTACAAGAACAGGATTAGCAGCAGTTCCCGCGCTAGTAGCAGTAAGCATTGCTTGGAATGTTACTCGCCCAGGCTCAACTAAATACTTTGAGTAGTTGTTGGTATACGTGATTGTTGCACCTTGAGTTACTGTTGGTGTAAATGCTTGAAATACAGCAGATGGATTTAATACGTAAGCATTATTTCCATTGAGATAAATGTTATACAATCGAGACTGTATTAACATGCCAGCTTTAAGAGCGTTGCCTTCGCGGTCAAACAAACTGATTGCAGCAAGTCCACTGATTGCTATGGTACATCCGGCCGTGTTTGTTGTTGCGTCTTTTACAAAACTATAAAAACCGCTAACGCCAGCATTATATGCAGTAAGTGCTGGACTAGGAGTAAGAACTATTGCATTGGCAGTGCCGGTAGAAACTCCAAGGTATGTTGCAAGATTGCTTTGAATTTCTGTAGATGATTGCGTCAATAAAAATTGAGTACCATCATATACAACTTCGCAAAGTTGATTGATTTTAATATATCCAGCAGAAGCGGAAGCATTGGTCGATTGCAAAAAGATATTTTTTGCACCTATTCCATTTACATTAAGAGTCGCAGCTCCGGTATTGCTAGCATTAGCAATAAACAAGAATCGTTGACCAGCTGCGTATGCTGCTATGGCAGGAGTTAAAGTAATTGTATATGCGGTAGCCGTACCACTAGAAGTTCCTCCCCATATTGGAGTGCTATCTTGTACCTGGCCCAATGCTGCATAGTCGTTTCTAGCAGATCCATTGCCTACGCCAGTATGACGGAAGCCTCCCATTGGAAGGTTTGCCGTTGCACTATTCTGTCCATCTTTAGTAAGGCAGGTGTTAATACCAGCAGTGAAATCATCGTCCTGTGTATCGTGACGACCGGCTTCAATACCAATGCCTAACGATGCGTCTCCTGTCCAACCGTTAGTTAAGTAGTTACCTTTACGATATGTTCCACCAGACCAGCTCATATTTCACCTATGCTTCTAAAAGATTTCGTTGAGTAATTACTTTATTAACGTACTTGCGAGTTTCTGCAGGAACATATGCAATCTCAAGAATGTTTTCCCATGTTGGTTTTACACCAGCCTTCTTAGCTTTTTGAATTGCTTTTTCTACGTTGCCTGGTCCCCAGTTATAAGCAGCAAGAGCCAACTGCTCATCACCAAACTTGTTTAGCATTTGTTCAATGTATCGCGAGCCACCTTCAATGTTTTGCTGTGGATCAGTAGGATCAACACCAAGTTCTTTTGCTGTTTCTGGCATAAGTTGCATTAGGCCAGTAGCACCTTTTTTGCTTTTAGCTTGGGGTTTACCTGCTGATTCGGTTTGAATAATAGCTTTAATCAATGGTGGTTGATTCTGAATCAACGCACTGATGTTTTGTTTGGTTGGTGTTGTGACAGATGGTTGCGTTACGTTGCTTGCTGTTGGCATTGATTCAGAGTTTATATCAGCCAACAATTGGTCAATTTCAGAAATGCCAGTTAACCCAAGCGCTCCCATTGCAGCACCTGGCGTGCTCAATTTAGGCGTAGTAGGTGAACTTGGCGTACCTTCATATAATCGTCCAGCTGCGCCTCTAGAAGCTTGCTGCGCTACTCCACCTACTGCCTCTCCAGCAGCTTGTGATGCTTGCAATGCTTTTACTAATGGCGTTAATCCTGACAGCGTTTCACCAGCTTGTGGGCTGAAGTAAAGACTTGCTAAGTCTTTCCAGTATTTTTCGTCGGGTTGATTAACTAAAGCACGCGAAAGCAATCCTAACGCTTTGCGTGTTATTCCTTCTTGCGAGATGATATTTTGCGCTGCTTGCTGGTCTTCAAGCATTTGCTTTTCTGCAGTCAATTGACCACGAGTGGTAGATCCACCTAAATAATCACGTTTGCCGACAGCAATTTTCTTTTCGATCTCCAGTGCTTTAATGATGCGTTCTGCTTTATTGCCCAGTGCCGCTTCTAAGCGCTTTTTCATTATTGGCGTTGTAAACTGAGAAGCCAAATCAAATCCTTCCTGCTTAGCTTCTAAGCTTCGTTGCATAAAGCCACGAATGCCAGCTTCAAAATCATCTAACTTATCAGCATCAATAAAAGCTTGTCGCAAGTTTGCAATCTGCTCTGGTTCATACTTAAAGATCGTGCCGATCTTTTGCGTATCCGTTGGGTCTATATCGAGCAGCATTTTGAACTTGGTTTTTTCAAGTTCATTTAATCCAGCACTCGCATCTTCAAATGCTGCTCTTGCTTCTTTGTAAGTTGGAGATGCTTCATCCAAATACCTAACCAACTCTTCTTTAGTGTTAGTTAGCAATCGCGCTTTATTGGTTGCGCCTACTTTTTTTGCACCAGTAATCTTATCATCCAGAATGCGCTTGGCTTGGTCTAACACATCCAAAGATGTAAGAGACTTATCTGCATTAACTCCAAAGGAGCGCACCTCTTTGATAGCAGCAGACAAGTTTTTGTCCTTTGCAATCAATTCAGTTAATGCTTCATTCGTTATTTCAGGTGCTTCTTTTCTAGCTTGATCGTATAGCGGTTTAGCTAAAGCTGCACGCTCACTCTTTAATCCTTCAACAATGTTTTGCGCTGCTTCGGCCATTCGCATCCCGCCACTGTACGGGCTTACTTCAGGACTAACTTGATTGAACACATTTGATAAGCGATCTAATTGTTCTGCGGCTCTACCTTCGATAGCACGTTTTGCAATATCAATTGATTCTGGCCTTTGAGCTACAATTTGTGCGCTTTGTTTTAAGCCACCAGTGCCAACAGTTTCAGGTAAAAAGATTGGAAGATTGAGCTGCTGAGCTTCTGTTGCAAGGTTTTGAGCAGCTATCAATTCTTCTGGTCGTAGGTTCCGTAGTTGTTTGGCAGCTTGTAATGTAGCTGGTGTTGGCTTCTCAAAAGTCACTTTTATATCTGGAGCCCATTGTGGCGGAATGTCGCCAACTGCGCCAGTTTGTGAACTCAAAAATTGCTTGAGCTTTGCGCCTAGCTGAGCAGCATCAATACCCCGACTTGCTAAGTAATCACCAGCACCTTGAACTGCAGCTCTACCGCCATAGTATAGTCCAGGAGTCAACGCAGCGCCTAACGTTCCACCTACTGCTGCACCCGTTAATCTGTTTTCTAATCCTGCTTCAGCAGAACCAGCACCTTGAATAGCTCCCGTGGCTCCACCAGCTCTAATTAAGGCAGGCAGCGTTTTAGCCTCACTAGCACCAATTAATGTTTTAGCTCCAGGAATTGCTTCAACAACGCGTCCAATTAAACCTGGAGCAGCTTTAGCTGAGGTTAAAACTCCAGAACCTAAAGCACTTCCAAGAATAGTACCATATTGAGCAACGTTATATGCAGTTGGAGATTGTGCCTCAACCTGCTTTAGTAAATCTTGCTCTTCTTTTATCGTTTCAGCGTATGGCTTGTTATATAAAAGAGATTTGATACCAGCGATTGCCTCATCTGCAAATGGGTTAAGACCTTGACTAATACCACCAAGAATAGCTGCACTTCTATCAAGTCTATTTACATAGTCTTGCTGCGCAGCAGTCTTAATTTTATTTGCAGCAATTTCATTTTGCACAGCATCGTATTTCGCTTGATCAGCTTGAGACAATGGAAATGGTGCCGCGCTTGTAGCAGTTGTGTTGATATCTGCTAATAGTGCAAAAGGATCTACCTCAGCCATGTTATTGTGCCTTTTGTCCTCGTGTTATTTGCCAAACTCGCCCATAGCGAATAACAAGATTGTTTGCTTCTGTTTTTAGATTTTTTCGTTCTTGTGGATCTGAGCTGGCTGCTATTGTCTTTTTTATTTCAACTAGACGGTCAATAGCTTTTTCGCTTGCAGTTTTATCAGGTAACTCAAATGGCAATACTTTTGTATTAATTTGCGTATCTGTTGGTTCAATATGTTTATTTGCAATCAATCGATTCTTAGCAAGTTCAGCTTGCGAAGCATAAGAAGATTTAGAAGCATCAACATATACCTTAAACGCTTTTAGCAAGTCAGCGCGAGCATCATCCGTAAGTCGCGACTTACCGCTAGCAACTTGTTGTAGCTCTTGAGCATATTGTTGAATAACTGGAAGTACGCTGATTCTTGCTTTTGCTTCCGATGGAGACACAATAGAAGTTGGATCTCCAATCTTTGTACCTAATCGCGCAATTTCATTATCCGCAGCAATGCTATCTTGTGACATCAACTCTTCGATAGAATTATACATGTTTGCAATTTGCGTAGCATTTTCGCCTTGTTTTGTTAAAGCTTGACGCTCTTTATCAATTGCCTCTTGACGACGTTGCGGACCTTGAACAATTTCTTGTTCTGCAACTTTTTGTTGTACCTCTCGCTGTTGTTTAGGATTAAGTCCAGACATAGCTGGAGTAGTTGGTATGGTTGTTGGTGCTGTTACTGCTAATGGTTGTAAACTTTCAAAACCACTTGGAAGGTTTCCAGTTTGCTTTACATATTCCAACGCAATTTCTTGTTCTAGCTTTTTTCGTGCTGCAGCTTGATCTGCTTTTGTTGCAATCTCATTTTGAAGAAGGATCGGATTAAGCTCTGTTAAACGACTCATTACATTTGTAGGAGTATCTTGTTCCGCAAGACTCTTAAGGAACGCAGAGCGATCTACTGCAGTTTTATTAAGCAACTGAGTTGCAAGATCGTTTGCTTGAATTGATTCTTCTACTGCTTGTCGCTTAGCTTGATAACCTAAAAGCGCAGATAGAAGACCTTGGCCAATAGCAATACCAAAATTAGAACCAGTGCTGCCATAAGGATTATATAGAGCTGGTGCCGCTTGGTTAAGCGTCATCAATCCCATACCCCACGGATTCTCTGCGCCAGTTACGCGAAGACCACCAAGAGCAGTCGCTAATGTATTTGGATATGTTGCATCAGCCATAAATCACCTATCTTAAAGCCCAATTAGTTGCAGCAGCACCAGCACCTGTGCCAACACCTTGAGCAGCAGCAGCCCATGGATTTACTTGTGGTTGCCCACCATAACCTTGCATAGCTTGCATAGCTGCAGCATCTCTTTGTGCATTAGCGGCAATTTGAGCAGCCGATACGGCAGATCCACCACCAATACGTGCTGCTTGCAATTGTGCTTGACGATTCTTTTCAGCTTGAATTGCTTCAGCCTCTGTCGCGTATTGAGTAACGTATGGTTTTTCAAACTGCTGCCATAGTTGTCCAGGCATCATCACATTTTGCATTTGTTGCTGCCATCCTTGCTGCTCATATCCAGCACCAGCAGTGAACGCATTAGTCATTGCACTTTGGAGCGCTTCATTCTGAGCGTTCTTCATTGCACGATATTGTGCTTGGTAAGATCCGCTATTTGGATCAATGCCTTGCTCAAGCATACGCTGATTGAAATCTGCTTCTTGCCTAGCAAACTCTGGATCCATAGACATATGGAATTGCTTCATTGCTACGTCGCGAGCTTGGTCAAGCTGTCCTTGGTAATTAAACTTGCTTGGATCGTACTGCATAGCTTGCGCCATAGCTTGATCATAAAGAGCACCAGCCGATCCATATACTTCTTTATTTTGCTGTTCTGGTGAAAGGTTTCTAAACTTTTCCTCTGCAGAGCCTTTTGGTGCACCCGGAATGCCTACTGGTTTAGTTCCAGGAGCTTTAGTTTCTTTGATTGCTTGGAATGGCTTATCTTGACCAGGCAAACGTCGGCCATAACCGTCAACGCGGTAGCCTTTGTCGTCTACCCATACGCCTTTATATCTATGCGTAGGTGGCTTCTTCCACTTAGTCTTATCATCAGTAGTTGAAGTTGGTGCAGTGCTCAATGCTCCACTCGACTTAGTAGCCTTGTTGCCTGCTGTTGCTGTTCGTGTTGGTGCTGTTGCCATATTATACTTGCCCACCCAAATCGTATCTTATTTCAAAGCCTATAAATTGACACGGAGAGTTTTTAATACTGCCTCCAAACCTAATTGCTGCGCAGTGTCCTTGCCCGGCTACTGCATACCGATCAAAGATATATTCGACATCTCCAGACCACGGCTGGTAGTACGCAGTTAATGGTAAACCAGTGTATGGATTTATCGTGCCAGCACCTACGCCCCAACGAACTCCCCAAGCTGTAAATATACTTACTGGACTAGTAACATTGGTAAGTATCGATTGCCGCTTAAAGTCAGTATCAAGTCCAAGCTGAAGCGTTAATCCACGCTTTGCTTTGATAATTGGCCGAATATCTTTGAACGCTTTGTAGTTGCCACGAGAGCCGTAGAAGGAAAACGCACTTCTACCTGCAAATGTAATTGCCTCTCCCGCGCTTCCACTTACTACATTATCGGCATAACCAGTCTCGCCTTGGTATACAACGCCTCTATTAGAACCGTAGAACGGAAGGTTATTGTATTTGCAAGCAGCAATAGAGTGTTCGCTCGTATACAATTGAAATTGCGTCCATGATTTAGAATCAATGCTGTAAACAAGCAGCGTTGCAGTAGAAGTTGAATCTGGCAAAATAATGTAAACTCTGCGACCGGCTGGATAGAAGAATCCAGTCCACATCTCGCTTAAAGCAACTTGTGTTGCATATTGAGAAATCAGTGGGTTAATTTTGTAGCTTACAACAGTGAGCGCTTGTTCTGGATCTGTTTGAAATAGTGCCGATACTGGGACAATACCTTGCTGCGTAATAATCCAAATATCTTGATTGATTCGGATAAATGCTTTTTGTCCAAGTGGCTTACCGATAATAAAGTGCGCGACTAGATTCCACGCCCCACCTGCATCTGAAGCAGTAGCATCAGGAGACGAACCTGAGTACATAACGATTTCGCCTTCGCTGGAAACCGCCATGAAGTAATCTTGTGACGTTACTCCACTCTGGTTTGTATAACTACCAGTGAAGAGAAGATACCCACCACGTCTAAAGATACCGCTAAAATCATAGCTATCAAGCGTGCTTGCTGCTGTTGTCATTACAGCGCCAGCAGTCTTGTCGTACCACATGGTCATCGTATTTCGCTGAACAAAGTATAAGCGAGTACGATAAGCAGCAACATTGCAAAGTTCAGTTATAGCTACAGATCCACCACGACACGTTGCGTTGATATTAGCAGCAGCAACTCCACCACCTTTGTAAACTTGTGGCGCGTCGCCATAAGAATTAGCAAGATACATGTAATAACCATATTGGCTATTACCAAACATCTCCTTATTCCACTTGCCAGATGAATATCCACCAACTTTACTAACGTCAGTTTTAACGCCAGTAGAACTAATTGAGTAAATCTTAGTACCTTGAGCAGCGATCAATTCTGCAGTTCCATCTTGCTTTGGAAACTCATGCATAAACTGAATTGGCGAAGTTACTCCCAGATCGCAAAACTGCTGATAGCCAAGGCGTACAGTTGGAGCACCAGCACCAGGAAAGATGTTCTGTAACTCAAGAGCGCTAGTTGGCTCCATGTTATCGATAGGAGTTATAAGGTCCAATCCTCCCGATGGTGGCGGCATTGTATAGCCTTGAAAGCTCATGCTACCTCTTCAAATTTGGATTGTATGGCATTTGATATTGAGCGTTCTGCATTGCTTGATTCCAGATGTTGCCTGGTTGCCATTGATTGAAATAACCACCAGCAAATCGCTTTGAGATATCTGGTGGTGTTTCTCTTGTTTGCTGCCAGGCATTAGGAGCTGCAGACTTTACCCAAGGCGTCTGATCATTGATTGGAGCATTCATTTCTTGAGCTTGCTGTTGTGCTCCAGTCGTTGATTGTTGCATCGATGGATCGTTTCCTACAGAACTAGGATTCATTCCGACCGTATGCGGTACGCCTTGGCTTTGTGCTTGCTGACTTAAATATGCCTTTTGCTGTTCATCGTTAGGATTGAACGGTTGGTTAACTGCCTGCATCTGAGCAGGATTATTTTGAAGCGCAGAAACCATGGAAGAACCAATAGGCTGATTAGCATATCTGTTGCTTCCATTGGTCTGCGGAACAAACTTATAAATGCTCTGTGCTGGCAGTTTACTAAATGGCATATTATTTAGCTTATGCTTTGTCCCCAACCCCAACCAATAGGCTGTCCTGTCATTCCATATTGAAGCTGCATGCCTGGTTGTGGTGGTGGCGTATTAGGATTGAATGGCTGTACCTGAGCATTTACTTGTCCAGCAGCAGGTTGATTAGCATAGTTTCTATATGCTGGATTCATGTCAGCCTGTTCAGCAGTCCCATAATTAAGCGGAAGTGGTTGTAATTGTCCAAGTACGGGCCTAGGCATTGGACGACCTGCACCAGCAAAGTTTCCATAAGCTGGACTATAATCATTCAATACTGGTCGAGGCATTGGCTGAAGATTCCCACCCAATGATCCGTCTGCTCCAGCACCAACTCCTTGCAACGCTCCTTGGATTACCTGCTGCTGATTACGACGTGGATCATGCTGTGCATATCCTGGTTGTCGATAAACGTTGCCAGGCAAACGTCCGCCAGATGAATTTACAAGATCACCACTGGCATTACGATAGATACCAGGAGAAACACGTTGTAATGGAGCTTGAAAACCTGGGCCTTTTACTGGGCCACGATTCTCTGGAATTCCAATTGGTCCACCAGAATGAGGAGGCATTTGCGGATTTTCCGGGATATACACTGGATTACCAGAATGAGGTGGCTGTCGAAACTGTCCAGTGCGCTCATCAAAATTAGGTGAACCCCCGGCATATATTTGCCCATCGCGAGGTGCTACGAAAGAACTTGGACCACTAGTACGTGGCATAGAAGCTAGTGCTCCTGATAATTTATTGCCTTTCATTGGTTGTTTAGTTGCCATAGTTATCCTCTATAAAAATTACAATCGTGGTCGTGGCATTGGTTGTACGTTACTTTGTTGCCAAGGTTTTTGTTGTTGCGGTGGCTGTTGTGGTTGCGGCTGAATTCCAGCGGTAAGTTGTTGCGCACCACCTAAATAGTAATCATATTGATTTTGATTAATACGTTCTTTTGCTAATGCTTCATCCAACTTGCTTTTCACTAAATCAAAAGTGATTCCTTGTTGTCTAGCAAAGTGTTGAGCATTAGCAATTGCAGCTAGAGGATCATTTTGTGCATTGCTTACTGCAGCTTTTGCATACCACGCAGAAACATCGGATGCTTTTTGGCCAACAAGACCATAAGAAGCAGCAAGAGCATCGGTTAGCGGAACGGTAGAGTTCCATGAGTTAGGATTTGCTGCAGCAACCTTGTCAATTTCTTTCCATTTCATATGTGAACCATCTTTACCGAAATCGTAAAGCGATCCATCTGCAAGAGTTCCTTGATAATTAGCATCAAGAATGTTGCCTTCTTTCATCACATCTCTAATGTTATCGCGCATAAATTGTGCTTTACCTTTATGCGAACCAGTCCACGATCCAACAAGACCAGCAGCTCCTCCAATTACAGCTCCAACAACAGCTCCAACAGCAGTTCCAATACCTGGAACAACTGAGCCAACAGTACCACCAATAGCAGCGCCAGAAGCTGCACCGCCTATAGCGCTATTTCTGTTGCGTTGAGACCCAGCAGCAGAATCACCAATCATTTCTGCGGTTTTATAGCCTTGATAGGCTCCTGCAACAGCTCCTAAGTATGGCATTGCTTCAGCAGCCATTTCACTTCCCGCTAAGGATGCAGCCCCAGTTGCAGCAGTGGCACCAGAAATGCCAGCACCAATTTTGTCTCCTGTTTTATATGATTGATAAGCTTGATATGCAGCTAGAAGAGTAATTGCGCCAGTTGCTACTTGATTCCAATTAACTGAACTTAAAAAGCCTTCATCATTTGCTATTGTTTCTGGCACCTGTTGTTTGCCAATTGGCGTATCAATTTCAACAGTTTTTCCGTATTCAAATTGTGGCGTTTGGTAATTAAATTCACCAGGAACATTAGGCAAATTAGATCCAGCAGCAGCGCTTGCGCCAGTTGTTGTAGGTGTAGTTGTAGCTACCGTACCAGGTGTTGCGTTTGGATTGTTTCTAATTAGCGCACTCTTTATTTCAGGAGTAGCTACTCTGCCGGTAAGTTGATCAATCCATTTACCAGAATTATCAAGAACATATTTGGTTGCAAGTGCACCACCAACTGTTCCAACGGTTCCGGCAATAGCGGCCATTTGTTGATTTTTTGCTTGCTCTTTTGCTCTATCCTGCGCAGATGGTGGCGGACCAAAACTAGCCTGAACAGCTTGATATGCTTGGTATGGCGACATTCCATTACGAACCAATTGGAAATAGTAATCCTGTGGTTTCATTCCTGGAGCTGGTCTTGGTGCGCCTTGCATTGCCATAATTAAGTCCATGTACCAAATACTGCAGTTCCAGCTCTTGCGAATAGTTCCGCACGAGTATGGCCACCTGCATAGATAATCTTGCTTACTTGTTGCCTAGAATAGTCTTCGTTCATCTGAACAAGGTAACGAGGCTGAATCGTATCCAGTCCATGAATCTCTGCAAATCGCTCTAGCATACCTTGCTCAAGTGTTTTCTGATTGAAGACAGTTTCATCAGTATCAGCAAGGAAGTCGCTATATGCACCACTGTAGTACGTCCATGTAACGCCACCATCTGAAACCGATCCAGTAGTATGCGTAGGAGGCGTAGTACCAGAGGTTCCTCCAGCAGTAGTTTGATAATAGTTACCGTTATAGAACGTATAAGCATTAGCAGAATACGATGTGCTTGCTGCCCATGTTGCAGGTCTTACAGAGCGATCTGCAATATACTCAAAGATAATCACGTTACCATCTTGAGATGCACTTGGAGTTGGCGAAATAAGCAACTCGTTGTTGCTCAACCCACGAATTTGAAACCGTTGGTAAACAGTCGTATTAAGACCATATCCACGAATCTCAGCATACTCTTGAGGAGACATTGGCCCAAGGATTCTCCAACGTGTTGAGCTATTCCAGAAGGTTTCATAGTGATACCATGAAAAGGCTGCGGGCAGCGGATAACTAGCCTGTCCCGCAACCAATGTAATAGAACCGGACGCATACAATTGCGGCCAAGGATATTGATCCGCAATGTCATGGTTTATGCGTTGTGCAATAGTCCGCAGTTGTTTAGTAGTCATTTCTGTTGAGTTGGTCACACCACTTTCGACAGTGTATCCAGCCTCGTTAGCTACGTTTTGTACTGCGGTTTGCAAACTCATACTTTTCTTGGTCTACCTCGACGCTTAGGCGCTTCAGCTTGAACTTCTTCAACTTCGGAAACTTCAACATCCTCAACTACTGGATCGATAGAACGGATCACCTCCTTTCGACGTGAACGAAGATCGGTACCTTCGTTTCCTTCTACTCGTTGCAACAACAATTCTACTTGCTCTTCCAATTTAGCTGTTCGTTTTTGCTCTCGCTCAAGCTGCTGCTTCAATGCAACAACATTGAACTGCGATGAATTTGCAGCCTCAAGCCAATCCTTAGCCATTTTTACAAAACGACCGGTAGGTCCAAGGCGTCGCTTGATTTCATCGTTTGCGTCTGCAAGCTGTTCAACAGTCTTAAATCCAAGATGCTGTAACTCACGAAGCGTTGAGCCGTTCATCAATGGCCACTCAGCGAGAGGCGTGCCACTAACAACAGCTTCGCTGCCAGACTTAAATGCTGCGTACAGCTCTGGATAATCAGCTACGTCTTGCGGCTCAATCTTACGAACCGTTTCATCTCCACCTGGATATTGAATAGAAATAGATGGAATTTCATCAAAGATTGCTCGACCTGCTTGAAGGCTCTTTTCTTTGTTTTCATTGTAGGAATTAAAGAAACGGACATTCGCGCCATGAAAACGTTTGCGCGGTTGCATCTGTCCATTCATTAAATTATTCCAGTCAATTTGTGCCATATTGTCTCCTCATAATTACGCACGATTGCGTAACTATGATATACCATTACCTTTTAATTAGGCATACAACGTTTAGTCATCATGGGGTTTGCCACTTACTTCTCAAGTAATTCTCCACGTTTGTAATGTTTCCAGCACTTAGAACAGAATTGTAAACAAGGATTTCTGCGATACCACCATTCCAGAAATCTGAAGATCCGGCCAAGTACCAAGTACCAATTGACATTGCAGTAGCACTAGACGTTACAGCTGCATTAGTTACTGCTCTGACTACTGACGTTCTATTCAATCGAACAAATGAATTAGCAGCTCCATTGCCAGCCGATAGAAGCTGATAGGTATTATTACCAAGCGTACCAAGCGGTCCTACAGCATAAGGAGTGCCGTTATAACCGTTACCGCAAGAGAAGAACTCATTGTTCTGCCAGAAGTTAAAGGCTGCACCTACAACTCCCACTGCTCGACCAGATGTACCAGCAGCAGCAAAGTTATGACCCCAAGCACCTGCGTTAGTCAGGTTTGCCCACACGGTACGAGAGCCAACTATAAAAGCCGTGTACTCGCCAAGTGTTGGAGTTGTTGATGTAGTGAGATAATCGTTGGTTCCATCGAATACAATCGAAGGCAACCCATTCTGAGCCGATGCAGTATAAAGTGGCTGATTGGCTCCAGTAGCTTGAGCGAAGTGGTTATTGTTACCGCTCTGGTCATTCCATGCGCTAACAAGGTTGCTACCATCCTTGGTAATTCCAGTATCTGCTTTTAACCAAACAGTTAGCCCAGAGATTGTCGTAGGATTAAACGCTGCGACATTTGAGCCACCTGGCTTAGTAATTGCAGTTCCAGCTATTCCAATAATCATGAGTAGCAACCAAACCCAATTAGGCATCTTAGTATAAAGCTACAATGCT